GCAGATCAACAAGACTGAAACTTACCGTGATCCAGACAGCTTTGCTGACATCGTTCGTGGTATGCACTTGTACGGTCGTAAGATCCTTCGTCCAGAAGCTATCGTAACTGCACGTTACCAAACTGGCTATTAATAGGAGGATTTACTAATGGCTACATTATCACAGACTGTATCTAAAGGCGTTCGTGTCTACGAAGCTGAAGTTACACTTCCAACTGCCTCTGGCACAGTAACCGCTGTTAGCATTCCTGCTAACTGCATGGTTCTTGCCGCTGGTGCAGTGATCACTGAAGCTTGTGCTGGTTCAACTGCACACGTTGCTGACTTGTCAATCGGGTCTTCTGACATCGTGACTGCAATTAACCTGCAATCAGGTTCAGTGGGTGACATCGTTACTGAAGCGGCTGTACCACAAGGTACAACTGCGGCTGATACAATTGATGTTGTCTCAACTGTAACTGGTACTGGCACTGCTGGTAAAGCACGTATCTACGCACTTGTTGCAGATATGACTGCTCCTATCACAGCAGACGAAGTTGCACGAGATCAGATCTAAGCAACACTAAGTCGGGGGCTTCGGCCCCCTTCTTCTCTTGAAGGTATCTAATATAAATGGCTACATTCCTGAATATCACAAACGAACTACTACGCCGTCTCAACGAGGTTGTTATTGACCAAGATGATTTTGCTGGTGTTCGTAATGTTCAGGCACTTGCGAAGGATGCAGTTAATTCATCTGTCCGTAAGATCATTCAATCTGCTCAAGAGTGGCCCTTTACATTAGCTACATATGAACAAACACTGACAGCGGGAACTCGTGAATATGACTTCCCATCGACTATGTCATCTGTAGACTGGGAATCTTTCTACATTAAGCAACTTGCTTCTAAAAGCAATCAGCCTCGTAAGTTAGCTGTTATTCCTTACACGGAATATCTTGAGACGTATCGTCCGGGTGATGAGACAGGAGATAGTGGATCAGGTATTGCTGTTCCGTTACGTGTGTACCAGACACAAGAAGAGAAGTTTGGCGTTACACCATCTCCAGATGACGCATACGTTATTGAATATAAATACTGGACATTCCCAACTGCAATGACTGCGTTTAGCGATGTTTGCATTATTCCTGATCGTTTCATCCATGTGGTCATCGACGGTGCTATGATGTACATGATGCGCTTCCGTTCTAATGAACAGAGTGCGGCAGTACACCAGAATGATTTTGTTGAAGGCATCAAAATGATGCGCCGTGTACTTGTTGATGATAACTTGTCTCTGCGCTCTACATATAATCCACGCACAGTATTTAATGCCTATCTGCCTACACGAGTATTGTAATGGCTGATCAGTTACAGATCTTCAAAGTCTCTTGTGAAGGTGGGCTGAATACTAACCGTGATGTACTGTCTCAAGGAGAGTTATCACCGGGTAGTGCGACACGACTGATCAACTATGAGCCTGCTGTAACAGGTGGCTACAGACGTATCAGTGGATTTACTGAAACATACACTTCACTGCCGGGACTGGGCAAAGTATTAGGTGTTTGTGTATTTAATGGTATTAATGATGGCATTTTAGCGTGTCGCAAACCATCCAGTGGCAACAATTACTTGCATTACTGGGACGACACAACAGAAGCTTGGGTTGCAGTGACTACATCTGGTAGCCCAACAATGACTGGAGTTAACAAGGTACGTTTCTCCAAGCATAACTGGGATGGCCCTGTCGTTGTTTTAGCGGACGGCGTTAATCCAGCGGCTAAGTATGACGGCACAACATACACGCAGATTACCGACTCTAATGCGCCGAATAATCCGAAGTATGTTACAGAGTTTAAGTCCCATTTATTTTTAGCTGGGGATTCTACAGATCCATATCACCTGCACTACTCTGCTCCACTAGACGAGACAGACTTTGATCCAGCGAATGGTGCTGGTGTTATCAATGTAGGTTTTGAGATTATTCAGATCAAAGCATTCCGGGATGAGTTATTCATTTTCGGTACGAACAACATCAAGAAGCTTGTCGGTAACAGTAACGCTGACTTCTCGCTGTTACAGGTAACGAATGACTTAGGATGTTTAGCATCTGACTCAGTCATTGAGCTTGGTGGTGACTTGCTCTTCATCGGACCTGACGGACTGCGTCCAGTATCAGGTACTGATAAGATTGGTGACGTTAACTTGGAAACTGTATCCAAGAACGTGCAGTCAGTATTTAATGACATTGTACTGAACAACGATCTAGATGATCTCAATGCTGTTGTTATCAGACAAAAGTCTCAGTTTAGAATATTCTTTGGTGCTTCAGATTCACAAGGTGCAATTGGTGCACTGAGACAGCAACAGAATGGTGGCATCGGATTTGAGTTTGGTCAGTTACTAGGTATCTCAGCAACTGCCGCAGACTCAGGATACATCGGTCAGTATGAGTTTGTTATTCATGGCGACGCAGACGGTAAGGTGTATCGTCAAGAGTCGGGAACTGACTTTGATGGAGAAAATATCTTCTCGTTATTCCAGACTCCGTTTTATCACTTTGGTGATCCAGAGCTACGAAAGAACTTTTTAAAGCTTTCTACATACCTGAAAGCTGAAGGTGATTCGGACATTGTTCTTGGTGTCGTATATGACTACGAAGATGTCGATGTACTGAACCCAACTAACTATGATATTACAACACGTGGTGCGGCGGCATACTACAACGAAGCATCATATAACGCAGGCGCAATCTTTGATGGTAATCCATCTCCTGTAGCGAAGACATCGTTCTCAGGTTCAGGTACATCTATTGCACTCAAATACGTAACCAATGATACAAACGCTAGTCACGCAATCCAAGGGTTCGTACTACTGTTTGGATATGGAGATCGCAGGTAAATGGCAGGTTATACCAGACAATCCGTAGCTGACATTATCTCAGGTGAGGTAGTCAAAGCCGCACCTCTTAACGCTGAATTCAACGCACTGCGAGATGCATTCGCTTCAGGTACTGGTCACACCCACGATGGTACGACAGGTAACGGTGCGTACATTACTACGATTGCCGGTGAAGAAGGATTTAATAAAGTCTTCGTTGATGAGACAAATAACAGAATCTCTTTCTTTACTGAGATTAGTGGTGCCGCAGTAGAACAGCTACGCATTCAAGATGGTGCAATCGTACCTGTAACAGACGATGACATTGATCTGGGAGCTTCAGGAGCGGAGTTCAAAGATTTATATATCGACGGTACTGCAAATTTAGATGCTGTCATTACAGCGGCTATCACAGCAACTGGCGGTACAATTGATGGTACAACTATTGGTGGTACTACAGCCGCCGCAGGTACATTCACCGATTTAGAATCTACTGGTACATCAACACACGCCACAGTAGACATAAACGGCGGTAACATCGACAACACCATCATTGGTGCGACAACAACTGCCGCCGGTACTTTTAGTGCCCTAACTACGACTGCGACATCGACACACGCAACTGTAGACATCAACGGCGGTGCGATTGATGAAACAGTCATCGGTGGTACGACACCTGCCGCAGGTACATTCACTACTCTCAACGTCAACGGTAATACCACATTAGGCGATGCGGCTACAGATACAGTAACCTTCACTGCGGATGTTGCTTCAGCCATCCTACCCTCTGCTGATGATACGCACGACTTAGGTGCTACAGGGTCTGAGTGGCGTGATCTGTATATTGATGGTATCGCAAATATCGACAGTCTTATTGCCGACACTGCTGACATAGACGGGGGTAACATCGACGGTACTGTTATCGGTAACACGACTGCCGCCGCTGGTTCATTTACTACCCTCTCCGCCTCTACGAGTATCACAGGAGACTTGACTGGTAATGTCACAGGCGATTTAACTGGCGATGTTACAGGCAACGTCACAGGCAACGTCACTGGTAATGTTACTGGTAATGTTACTGGGGATGTTACGGGTGATTTGACTGGCGACGTTACTGGAGACTTAACTGGCAACGTAACAGGTAACGTGACAGGTGACGTAACTGGCGATTTGACTGGGGACGTTACAGGTGATGTCACAGGAAACGTAACAGGTAACTTAACTGGGGACGTTACTTCAACTGGTACATCTTCTTTTGGTACAGTTACTACCACAGGCAATGTA